GCAGGTCAACCCTATTGTCCACCTTTTACAAGATGTACGAAGGATTGTTTACCTGTGGCTTTAGGCCCTTTAATACCGTATGTTAGAAAACTTGAGCCGATTTATATTTCGGCCGTTCTCTCGATTTTAACATCGACCAGAGCTTTGGTATTACCAATCAAGATAGATCTAACACCGATTACAAAGGGTCTAACCGTTCCTAAGATAAAAGATTATAGTCAATACTATAAAACTTTCATCGAAAAGTACGAGTTTCCACAGTTAAAGTTAAGATCAGATAAAACTGACCTTAATTTCCTTACCACAAAATCTGGACCAAATGGTCAAGCATTGGTAACAAGTCTTATAGACTTATTATCAATTCCCGACCAAGTGATCACTGATATGCGCAATTTAGCACCTGATTACTGTGACAAAGTCTTACCTTTAATTAAGCTGGGTCCAGAATATCTGATAAATCTCGTAAGAGAGATATCAGGAACCCAGGTTCCTATCAAAGAACCAAAGTTCCAAAGATTATCTGGAATCCAGGATAAAGAAGGCAAGACAAGAGTCATAGCAATCGGAAACTATTTTGTGCAGGCAATCTTGAGGCCAATCCATAATCAGCTATTTGAAATGCTAAGGTTAATACCTTCAGACATGACATTTAACCAACATGGACATCCTAAAGATTTACCTGGTCAAGGCAAGTATCACTCTTTTGATCTTGTTTCAGCTACAGATAGAGTGCCAATTGAGTTCCAAAAGAACCTAATCAGTGCTCTAGCTAAAGATGAAACAGGAGCAATATCATGGCGTAACCTAATGGTATCCCAACCATTCTCATGTGGGAAGGATAACGTTAGTTATAGCGTAGGACAACCCATGGGATTTTATTCCTCATGGGCTGCCTTGGCTATATCACACCATTTTATTGTTCACATAGCAGCCCAAAGGGCAGGTATCGAGTTCCCTCAATATCTACTTCTTGGGGATGATATCGTGATAAAAGGTGATGAACTTGCAAGATCATATCAGCAAGTTCTCCAAGAACTAGGGATTGAAATATCTGAAACAAAGACATTAGTATCAGAAGATACCTTTGAATTTGCTAAGAAACTATATCACCGTGGAGTGGATGTAAGTCCAATTCCAGGGTGGTCGTTAATTCTGTCAAAATCATCTACAGAGTTAGCAGGTTCTCTAAACCAAATATTTCAGTCCTTCGGTTTCTTACCAGATCCCGAACCGATCTCTAATATTATAGGACAAGTGATTGGTAACTCTCCTTTAAGAGCTAAGCTCCTAGGGAAAGCCCATAAACTTGTTCCTATTCTATATTATCTTCCAAAAGATTTAGAGTTAATAAGTAGTGAGAAGTTAACTAACTTCTTAAAACTTGTTTACCCTAAATATCCGTGTTGGCCGGTAGCCACAAGTCACACTATTTTTCGTGTGCTTATGGCCCGAACAATCACAGATAAGATAATTACAGACATTAGAGAGATGATGAAGAAATACGATGACATTTTACAAATCATTCGTAATCTTATACCATCTGGTTTGCCTGGTCAAGGTCAACCCGATCTCAGGTTTGTTCCTCTCTTTGATGTAATTAAACATCAAAGTAAGGAGTTGGATATCTTATATGAAAATATGTTGAAAAGTTGGATTTGGGAAAACCAAAATCCTATCTTTTCAGATAAAATCAAATTAAGTGATCCAACCAAACTTGGGACAGACCGAGCACACTTACGTATGATCGGAATCCAATCACTAATAGGTCAAGCCCTGATCTCTCAGGGACGTGATCTTATTAGTGATATCGAATCTGTTACCCCTGATGTTTTCCACGATGAGTGGATAGCATTAGAAGCTGAAGTTTCGAATGCCCATTAGATTACCATAAATTCCGGTAACCTTAACAGGTTATGGCGGGGGGATCTATCGGAG